TACTCCCAAATTCGATAAGAAGTGATTAGCGGATACTTTACATCGTAAGTGTTATTGGCATCCTCAATGCGCGCTAAAACCTCCGCAGAAGTAAACTCGTGAGCATATGCCGTATAGTCCAAATCCGACAGTAAATCCTCTCCAAAGGTATCCTTCAGCGTTACTCCTTCTCCGTAGAAAGTGAGCTTGTAAGAACTAGGTTTGCCGTTGGTTAGTGTTGCTCCGTCTAATTGTACTTTTCCCTTACGAAAGGTAGTTAGGTTGATTTCAATGTATGCGTCTTTTCGTAGGTTGTTGTCCGTTGTGAAATCAATATCCGAATTATACCAATGCTGAAAGCATACATTATTGTGATCAGAAGCCGGAACCGTGAAGCCTTGCGAAAAATCCGTAAACGTCTTTGATATGTCCTGAACGTTTTGTATTGAACTCGTTACCTGTATCTGCTCGTCATTAAATAACTCAATACGGTTGCCTTCTATGTAGAGTTGTACCTTTCTCATTACACTACTGAATTGATAACGTCATAAGCAAATTCAAACTCTAGTTGGTAATTGATGAGCTTAGTATTTATGCTTTTGAATAACTCCGTGTTTTTGGTATTTAGTTTAGCAGGCTTCTTGTTAATCAGGATTCTTTCCGATAGCATCAACTGCTGAATTACCTCTTTAAAACTTTCGCTTACCCAATCCGTGTTAACTCTAATCATCTTCTTTCCGTTGGCATTAAATACCGCTCTCTGACCTTCCAAAGTTGAGTAGTTCGGGTAGCGAGTCTGCATTAGATTGTACTCCGTGTTTTCGATTCCCAAGCTATCGTTGCTTGCTTTAAAAAACCATTCACGTTGCCAAGCTCCAAACTTATTGACAAAGTCTAATTGAACCGGAGTATACTTACATTCGATTTTAGGTTGAAACGTAGCCGTAAACAATACTGCTGCGCTTCCGTCAATGATTTCTAATTTGTTGCCTACTGCTGCATATGTTGATAGCACTCTTGGTATATCTCTCCACACGTTATTAGTAAGACCTGTAGTTGTTGTAGCTCCTGTAGATAGGTTCGTGTATTTAACCGAGTTGCCGCTACCTGTGTATAACGTTAGCCATCCGTACTCACCGCTCAAATCATAGTTGTAGGTATATGTGCCTGATGAAAGTAGATAGTTTCCGAGCGCAGGGTTGTAGCCTTCTTCGTAGTAGCCATATCCATCAACACCAAAATGAGTTTGCGCGCTTCCTACCTGAACAAAAGACGTAGTAATTTTCTTAAATAACTTTAAGCCTACGTTGCACCATTGCGTTGTTGGAGTAGCAGTAATTACGTTTGTAATCGTTTGTAGTGTATCGTGGTCTATGTATTCACGGATGTACGGAGAAACGTCGTAGTAAGTCGCAGGATTGTTTGACGAAGGTATCTTCTTACTCAATGTGTAAGTAGGTGAAGCAGGCATTGAGCCTGTGCCGTTCCAAAGAAAGATCTGCAGCTTTGTCTCTATCTGCGATGTTTCGTTAATTGTTACTATGTATGGATTCCTTGCGTTAATTGTTGCCATTATTTCTTAAGTATATTGTCAATTTGTTGATCAAATAATTTTTGAGTGTCCAGAGCAAAAGATTGTACCAGCTCATCCGGAAGGTTTCTGTAAGCAGCTTCAAAAGGTTTAGTAAAAAACATACTTGGCCTGATTCCTTTATTGTAAATTCCGCGAGTAATCAGAAAAGCAGTTGATTCGTAGCTTAAAAACTTACCTGTCTTTTTATCCTTAAATTGAAACCTGCGCTTTCGTACCCATTCTTTTATACCTTCAGTTAGTCCGCCTTTTTTTCCGGTACCTGATCCGAATTTAAACGGTGATTTAGGAGCTTTGGCAGAACTTGTTTTCCCTTTGACGCCTATATCTTGATACGCTCCGTAATCTTCCATAGAAAACTGCAAAGAGAAACTGTTAGGCATTGCTTTTACATCGCCTTTAATGGAGTTATAAAGCTTCTTTGATACATTCCTATTGCCGTTAGTTAAATTGCGCTTAGAAACGCTAACAACGTGGTTACGGAATCTTTCAAGCGCCTTCTGTACCTCCTGCTTTTCCATTAGCAGATAGTCATTTCATTAGGTACAACTAAATCGAAAGTCATTGCCCAGCCTGCAAGGTTATTCTCAAAGCGTTCAGCAAAAGGTTCTAACGTTACCGCTTCTTCAATCTGTACTTTCTGATCCCAAATGCTTCCAGACTTCATTAGTTTGTAGGCTCTGATCAATACGGAATGCATTGCGTTTAACGCATCCGTTTCATTATCCATACCGTAAAACAGGTCTGTATCGTTTTCCTTTGTTATGTCAACTATATCCATAGCCATAATAGTAACATTGTAACGGATAACAAATTCTTCCGCGGTCGAACTATTTACCATTATATGAACTAACGGAAAGATTGTTTTCTTGTCCAAATCAATACCGAATATATCTCCCTGAGAAATCTGGTTGACTATAGGATCGCCATTAAAATGCAGGCGTAAGGTTTCTAATGTTTGGTAGTAGTTCATCGTCTTAGTTGGCGTTCAAAGATTCTTTTTTCAATTTCGTTTTTTTGGTGCTCAAAGGTGAGATACGTGAGACATTTAAGTAGTCCGAGCTTGGTAACTTCATCGAATTTAGTAACGTCTCCCTTAGCGATTCCATATATACTTTGATACCATCCCCATTGTTTTGCAAATTGAGCTGTTTCGCTAAAGTCGTTGATAGGTTCGGATCCTTCTTTATCTCCGTCTCCAAATAGTTCAGGGTAGCCGCTAGTAATTCGTTGCTTAAATTGTAAAAAAAAACCGATGCTGCTATACAAACATCAAGCGGAGCGAACTGCATCAACTCCTGATAGTCTTTTGTTCCGGAGTATTCCTGTATCTCGTATTTATCTTTGATTCGTTTTTTGATAGGCCTGTACATAACTGCCATAGCCTTGTTAAAACTATCCCAGCTTTGCAAATGATTTTCTAAATCTACGTACTCGCCAAATGTGATATCCTCTAAGTTCGGAATAAAACCAAACTCAATATCTCCAATTTTAAAGGTCTGCTGAAATTTAGGCTTCTGTTCAAATAGCTGAGTGAAGTGCGCTACCATTTCATTTAGTGAAGTAAGCTTTATTTTGGCTACATCAATCAACCGGATTCCGCAAAAGATTTCGATCATCTTCTGGGCCACAAATTCCTCATCGTTTGAACCTTCTTGTACTTTTAGGAAATCTACGTAATTCTTTAACGGGATTTCGTGTAGTGAAGTAGGTACGTTTATTTGCAATTCCATATCTGTATAACTTATTTTTTGTTTTGTTGTTGCACGTAATTAAATGCTTCCCTGAGCATTGTTAAATGTTCTCTCAATCTGTTAGGGTTATTGAAAACTATTTTGATTCGTCTTCCTGTATGCTTCTGTATATAAAGCTCTACCAAATGGCACATTGCTTCTGTGTAATTTTCTGCCATTAGCGTATGTTATAGTTGCCGTAGTTTTTCTTTAAGCCGAGCGTTTCCATCTCGTGGTATCTAAGCGCATCAATGCCGTGATCCAATCCGCCTGCAGGATTTCTACCTCTGTTGCCTGATCTGTCAACATCCCAGCAGTAAGCGCGAAGCTCTTTAATCAGGTTGGTACTTTGCTTTGTTACTAAATACTCCTGCTGCTGCATTACATCTATTCCGTAGTTAATTGAATCCTTACCTTTCGTAACTCCTTTAATCGTCTTTCCGTAGCGTTTAATATCGTCAATTGATTTCGGTTCTGAGCTATCGGCATAAATAATAACGCCGGACGGTAGCACCTTTGCTATGTCTGAATTTAGCATCCCTGTACGGTAAACTAATTCGTTTACTATTCGCTTTCCGTTCCAATTATAAATCTCTATTGCTGCCGTTGGGTCGTTAGTATATCCGAAGTCTAAGCCTATACCTACCAATCGCGCATCTTCCGGTACCTTGTCAATCTCTTTCCAATTCTCAAAGATTACGCCTTCAAGCATTCCAACTTCGCCTAAACCATAAACGCGCCACCAATTTGCCCAATAGTTTGAAGTAACTGCTTTGTCACGATTCTTCTCAATTTGTGTGACAATACTCTGATCTAACGCCTCGTTATCTTTGTACGTTAAGATTATAAAATCTACATCCGGTTCGTGTTTTAGTTCCTTATGTACCCAGAACTCATTTGCTGGGTTGAAGTCTAAATAGATTTCGCGTTTGGTACGGATTGAAAGCTCATTGTAAGATTCAAACGTAATATTATTGCACTCGTTTATATACAGAACGTCGCGCCTTGCGCCTCGCAATTTGCTGGAATCATCTGCGGAAAAGAACTCAATGTAAGATCCGTTTTTAAACGTATAGGTTAACAGGGATTTGTTGAACTGCCCATCTACGTACCGGTTAGTCCAGCGCATAATTTTCAAGAAATCTTTAAGGGCCCCGCGGCGCAAATGTGGTATTGATTCAGCAACTACGCTGATCTCAAAGCTAGGTTGTTTAATTGCTCGATCTATAAGTATTGGTAATATACCGAAGGTCTTGCCTGCTGAGGTTCCTCCCTGTATAATCTTTATCCGTTTTTTTAACGAAAGTATTTTATTGATTGACGTCGTTCTCTTGAACATCTGGAAATAAAGGTTGCTCTATGTTTGTTTGTTCTATCTGCTGAAGCGGTGCACCATATCCGGAATCCATTAAAGCCTTGTAGGCCGTTACGTCTCCTTCGCGAGCTTTCTTAATTAGCGCTAAAGTCATTAGATCCTCTTGGCTCATAGTTTCCTGCTCGCCTGTTAAAGGGTTCTTTAAAGACTGATTTACTTCTAACCATCTGCGTGCTATTGTGCTGCGGTTCTTTGCTCCCTTAGGTCTTCCGTTTGGATTCCTGATCTCCCCTTTTTTAGCAGGTATTAAATTTTGTTCGTTTGCCATTGTTCTAATTTTATTCTAATTATTTTGGTATATGTAGCTTATAGGTTGCTCCATGATATTTTCTATCGATTAGTTCTAGTATATCGTTTTCAGCTTCCTGTAATTGCTCTATTGTTTTAAATGTAATTTTTAAAGATGCAGGTTTATTATTGTCTATTGTTGTTTGGTCTAATTTTAATTCGTCTATTACTACGGGAATATTTAAACCCCAATCCTTTAAATCCTTATCATTCCATTCGTTAGCTAGCATGTCCCAATCCCATTCGCCTGTGTTTGCATTAAGGCGTATGTTTAATTCTCTTTCGTCTTCATCGTTTAGGTCTACTATAACGCAGTCTATTTCTTTGCATCCGAGTTTTTGTAATTCTCTAACTCTGAAATGACCTCCTACAATATAGCCTGTTCGCTTATTGTAAATTACAGGCTCTACTAAACCAAACTTTTCTAAACTTGCTTTTAATTGCTTTTCTTGTTTAGCCGTGCTTTGTCTTGGGTTGTAAGGAGCGGCATTTAATTCGCTGAGCTTCCTTTTTTCAATTATCATTCAACTTTAATTTTTACTTATGTAATTTTTACTTTGTTTACTTGCATTTTCTGTTAATTGGTTTTGACAAATTGCTATTCTTTGGTCTATGTTTGGGTATTCGCGTACCATTACCGGATCCATTATACACCTCTGCATAAATTCTCCAGCCTGCTCCTTTGGTAATATTTTTGGTATCGGCATTAGATATTGAATTGGTGTGAATCTACTTTGTTATAATAGTGATTTGTTCCTTCTTTTGATTTGCGTATCATCTTAATTGTCAGCAACCTACCGCCTAAAGGTTTTGCAGGCGCGCCGCGTTCTACGTGCCAACCGTGGTCTCCGTCTCCGTATTCTTCTTTGTAAGTTCCGGTTAACATCATATGTAAAGGTCTTTGAGAGCTTGAATATCCGCTTTTGGTACTGTGCTTAATCATTTCCCTTACGTCATTACGCGCTGCATTTTCGTGTATATGCCCCATTGTAAATACATCAAAGTCTTCGTACATTTCAATAGCTCGTGTCAAATTTAAAGCGCCTTTTGTAACTACTCCTCCGCCTCCTGATCCGTGGTAATATTTTACTTTTGTTGTTAGGTTCGTGTTTGAATAGCTATTACGAATAATCAACCAACCGCCATAGCCTCCTGTCATTACATTTGATTTGCATTTATAGTTAAGTAAATCAACAAAGCGCATCAGTACGTCCGTTTCTTGCCATTTAATAATACCTGTCTCGTGGTTGCCGTATCC